GATCTCAAAGAGCATCTAACTTTCGACCGAGCCAGCATGGTTGTCGAAAGCGAAGGTGAAGGTAGCAAGAAGTCCCTTTATATGAAAGGGATATTCATTCAGGGTGGGGTAAGAAACGCCAATGAGCGTGTCTACCCTGTTTCTGAAATTGAATCGGCTGTCAATACTTTAAATGAGCAAATCTCAAGTGGATATAGCGTTCTAGGTGAAGTAGATCACCCGGACGATTTGAAAATCAATTTGGATCGTGTATCACATATGATATCTAATATGTGGATGGATGGTGCAAATGGTTTTGGCAAACTTAAAATACTTCCAACTCCAATGGGACAGTTAGTGTCTACAATGTTGGAGAGTGGTGTTAAGTTAGGAGTTTCAAGCAGAGGCAGCGGAAACGTTGATGATGCATCCGGAAAGGTTAGTGACTTCGAAATAGTCACTGTGGACATTGTCGCACAGCCAAGTGCACCTAATGCATATCCTAAAGCAATTTATGAAGGCATGATGAACTTACGTCATGGTCATAGAATGTTGGATGTTGCAACAGACGCACAAAACGACAAGAAAATACAGAGATACCTGAAAGATGAAGTGGTTCGTCTTATCAAGGACCTCAAGTTAAATAAGGGGAATTGAGCATGTTAGATGCTATCAAACCATTACTTGAGAGCGGTATCATCAATGAAGAAACCAGTGTCGCTATTAATGAGGCATGGGAATCAAAGTTGAATGAGGCTCGTGAACAAGTACGTGCGGAACTTCGTGAGGAGTTTGCACAACGTTATGAACATGACAAGAACATAATGGTTGAAGCCCTTGATAAAATGGTAACAGATGGTCTATCAACTGAAATTGAAGAATTTCAAATTGAAAGACAAGCAATGAATGAAGACCGCGTGAACGCAAAACGTAAGCTACATGAAAATGCAGCAAAGTTTAATAATTTTATGGTTGAGAAATTATCCGAAGAAATTAAAGAACTACGTAATGAGCGTAAACTACAAATGGAAAGTCAGCAAAAGTTAGAACAATTTATTGTTCATGCTCTTGCACGTGAAATTAAAGAATTCGCACAAGACAAACAAGCTGTAGTAGAAGCAAAGGTCAAATTGGTTGCTGAAGGACGTAAACAACTTGAAGCATTGAAGGCAAAATTTGTCATCGAAAGTGCTAAGAGAATGAACGAGTCTGTAACTAAACATTTGAAGGGTGAAATTGGTCAATTGAGAGAAGATATTAAGACTGCACGTGAAAACGATTTTGGTCGCCGTATCTTTGAATCTTTCGCAGGGGAATACAGTGGTACCTATCTAAACGATAAGGCTGAAACACGCAAACTATTTGTACAACTACAAGCTAAAGATAAACAATTAGCCGAATCCATTAAAACAATTAGCAACGCTAAGAAGTTAATTGAAAGTAAAGAACGTGAAGTTCGTATTATTAAAGAGTCTACTGTCCGTCAAAAGTCAATGGATGAATTGCTAGGAACTCTAAATGAGGAAAAAGCAAAAATAATGCAAGACTTACTAGAAAGCGTCCAGACACCTCGTCTAAAGGCCGCATTCGATAAGTATCTACCAGCAGTACTTAATAACATCACTGAAAGAAAAGAGCCTAAAAAGCAAATGATTTCAGAAAGTGTTAGAGCAATGACTGGGGATAAATCTGCCACTACACAAGTTGAAGTTGAGCCACGTGACAACGTGATTGATCTAAGACGTTTGGCAGGGCTTTAAAAATAAAGACATAATTTAGGAGAAATATAAATGTCACAAGTTCTATTAGAAAGCCGTTGGGACGAAACCAAAGAAGCCCTACTTGAAGGTCTTAAAGGTACTCGCCGCTCAACAATGGGTGTTATTCTAGAAAACACCAAAAAACAGTTACTAGCTGAATCTTCAGCCGGTACAACAACAGCAGGTAACGTTGCTACACTAAACCGTGTAATTTTACCAGTTATCCGTCGTGTCATGCCAACAGTTATTGCTAACGAGTTGGTTGGCGTTCAGCCAATGACAGGACCAGTTGGTCAAATTCACACATTACGTGTACGCTATGCTCAAGGTCTAAATGACACAAGCGCAGCCAATACAGACGTAACAGCTGGTGAAGAAGCATTGAGCCCATTCAAAATTGCTCAAGCATATTCACGTACTGCAGGTAATGTTGCTGATGGAACAGCGGTTACTAGCTACACAGGTGCATCTACAGCAAGTTTAGAAGGCAATGGTGGTCGTCAGATTTCCGTTCAAATTCTACGCCAAGCTGTTGAAGCTAAGTCACGTAAGTTGCAAGCACGTTGGACATTTGAGGCAGCACAAGATGCTCAGTCTCAACATGGTATTGACGTAGAAGCAGAAATCATGGCAGCTCTTGCACAAGAGATTACTGCTGAGATTGACCAAGAGATTCTATTGTCATTGCGTACATTAGCATCTACAGAGTATACATACAACCAAGCTACCGTTTCAGGTACAGCTACATTCGTTGGTGACGAGCATGCCGCATTGGCAGTTCTAATCAATCGTGTTGCTAACTTGATCGCACAACGCACGCGCCGTGGTGCAGGTAACTGGGCAGTTGTAAGTCCTGCTGCATTGACTGTTCTACAGTCTGCAACAACATCAGCATTTGCACGTACCACAGAAGGTACATTCGAAGCACCAACAAACACAAAGTTCGTTGGCACATTGAACGGTGCAATGCGTGTGTTCGTTAACACATATGCACAAGACACACAACCAGTTCTAATTGGCTACAAAGGCTCAAGTGAAACAGATGCAGCAGCATTCTATTGCCCATACATTCCATTGATGAGCAGTGGTGTTGTTCTAGATCCATCAACTTTCGAACCAGTCGTATCATTTATGACACGTTATGGTTACATTGAGTTGACAAACACTGCAAGTAGCTTCGGTAATGCCGCTGACTACTTAGGTGAGATCGCTGTTCAAAACCTAACATTCCAATAATCATTGGATCAACTTTTTACCCTCGGGATGGGAAGTTACTTAAAAGGCTCTTCGGAGCCTTTTTTGTTGGAAGCTAAAACTCATATTGTCTAAAAATGATAAATAAGATATAAGATAATATTTGGGACCATACATGGCGGCAGATCCATTCAATAGTAAAAGCGGTTATACAGTCGGGATACCTCCTATAACTGTGATAGATGAGAACGGCAATTTAACAGTGCCTTATGCATCTATAGGTAATGTAACAATTAGTGGCGATCAAGTTGTAACAGGTACAATCAGTGCTAATTTGTTCACAGGGACATTTGAGGGTAATATTACAGGTAACTTTGTTGTACCGGGACTCAACACCTATGTTGTATTCAATGACTTTGGCAATGCAGGAGCAAGTCAATATTTTACTTTTGATTCAACTGCTAGGTTAGTAACTATTCAAGGCGATCTAGTCGCTAATACAATGACACTAGGTTCTGGGTTGAATGAATTTTCAACTTCTAGTGTATTGTTTGCTAGCACTGCTAGTTCAGGAGTTGAACAAGTATTGCATAGTACTTTAGCTAATACCGTATGCTCTATTGATTATACTATCATTGCAACTGATGCTGTTGGTAATAATAGACAGACAAGTAAATTATTTGCTAGTGTATTGGGTACCGAAGTGGGTTACTACGAATACGGATCGATTGATGTTCCAGAAGTGGGACCAGGAGTAGGCGATTTTATAGTAAAAATAAATGCCGCTAGTGTAGAGTTATTAGTAACACCGTACACTTCAAATTTGGTTACATATAAAATTATGATAACAAGTTATAAAGAATAAGGAATTAGAAAATGGCAATTAGAACATTTAACTCAGTAGGTGGCTTTTCGGTAGGTGAAGTACCATCAACAGTCATACTTGCTAATGGTGATATCACTACTGGTAATGGCACTTTCTCAGGTAATGTACAAGGCAATTATGCTGTTAGAACAGATAGCTTGTTACATCTTGACGGTACACCTTGGGATTTCCAACAACCAGCCGGTAGTGCAAATTATCAGATTCAATATAAAGATGGTGGTGAGTTTGGAGCTGATGCTAATTTTTCATTCAACCCTACAACTAGTTTATTGACTGTAAATGGTACCGCTAACGTAAATGTATTAAATTTATCAAATGCTAATATTTTAGCAAATGGTGCAATCAATACTAATAGTAATATTACAGCAAATGGTAATGTAAGTGCTAACTACTTTCTTGGCAATTTTGAAGGTAATTTTAGTGGTAATGTTTCTGTTCCAGGTGCTAACACGTATGTGTTGTTTAATGACAGTGGGCTAGCAAATTCAAATGCTGGGTTTACATTTAATAAATCTACCGGTGCAGTTATTATAACTGGTAATATTTCTAGCGGTAATGCTAATTTAGGTAATCTTACTACTGCCAATTATTTTACTGGTGTATTAACAACCGCAATTCAACCTAATATCACTAGTGTCGGAGTAATGTCTAGCATTTCAATGCAAGGTCCTGCTAGTGTATCTGGTGGTAATTTATTAAGTGCAAATTATT